GGTTGAATGAAAACGATGAGGTGGATATCCAAAGAAGTTCTACGAAGAACGGATAGATAAATCAATAATAAGGAGCCTAGTTAACGCTAGGTTCCTTTACAACTAACAAAGGGGTATATATGTTCGTAAATGAATATAAACCAACAGCAAAAATAAGAAAACAGAATCTGATAGAGCTATTATTCTACTTTGGATTTTATATTCAAGAAGGATTTAATGTAGTCTATTCCGTAAAAGCATGGCAAAAGAAACAAGCATTAGTAGTATCCAAAACTAGAATGAACCCAGCTTCTTTACTAAAATATGCTGCATTAAAGAAAGCAAAGAAACCAGAGAATATTGACTTCCAACTAACCCGACTAATGAACATTGAACATCATATACAAATGGAGGCTACAAGTCCACGTATATTCTGTAAGTTCGCTCCTTATAAAATAGGTAGATACCAAGCTATCATGGCAGGTGGATACATCGGTATAGGTAGACAACAACTAAATCTGTTTTATGGTAGACAATTAGTAGACAAAAGGTTATATCTGAAAGACTATGATCATCCTCATTCAAGTAGTGGTAATGATCTATGTATGGGTAATAACTATGGTAACTTTCAGTTAAATCTAAAACAATACCAATTATTATCAGCCATAAGATACATGTTTGGATGGATAACAACATACAACCCTAAAGACCCATACAGAAGTCTTTCTGAAAGTAACATTGGTGATGACAATTACAGAATAAGCTCTACAAAATGGGCTGGTAAAGAAATAACCACACCAACAGACATGTCATCATCAGATGGTCTAACTGGAATACCCCCATTCATAATGGATACCTTCAAAGTACTAACTGTGAACATGTTAAGTAAACTAAAAGATGACAAAACACAAAAAGTAACCATAGAAAATGCTACCTATAAGGTACCAAACAAACGTCAATTAGTATGGAACTCAACGTTTAGCTTTAATAATCAAACAATAAAAACTGCAATGGTTGATGGAGTATTCTCAGAAGAAGTATTCTTTTCAAGTAGTAGTATCAAAGAACAAATAGTTAGCACAATAGAAGCAAAAGTAAGACATAGCTACACACAGTTTCGTCCACACCATACCTTTAAAGGATATATGACCCATATTTATTATGGTGAATATGACTATGATTACTGGCATTTTAATCTTGTAACTCAGAATGTACTAAAAAGATTAAAAGAACTAGACGATGACACCATAAAGATAATAGGTATCATCAACCAAGAAATAACAGATATCGTGTTGTACAAGCATGTAACAACATGGAACCTAATAGTAGCAATATTAATAAAACTATACTCACTTGAGATGATAAACTTACAAACCTCACTTACGTATAAAACTAATAAAAAAGTAACGCAAAAACAAGTAAAGGACTTTTATGAAAAGTGGAACGAATTCTTTCAACAAATACTCAAAATCGACATCGGATTCCGTGATAAAGGGGGGATGCATGCCGAAATTGATTATTACGAAAATTATGAACGACAAGATTCAGTACCTGTTTACGAAAGCAGGGAATTTGGAGTGGTCTGGAATCGCTTTCTTCCAGAAGAATACAGCAGTGAAGCAAGATTCCCAACAGTTAAAACAACTACCTGCAAAGAATCCACAGAAGAATATAGAGCCGATTTCAAAAAAGGTAGAGAATGGATCAAAGGACTCAGAGAAGAAAAAGGATTCACTTGGGACTTCGTCAAAGAAGAACTCGACAGACTCTTTCAATGGCACGTCAAAAACAAAACAAGACTCTACAAGTACGGGACCATCTTCACCCAATGGAGAAGTGATCATCCAGAACCTAAACCAAAACCTAAGCGGTCAGTCAAAAGAAAATACAAAGTCGTCCTCGAACCCCAAACCATCAGAGGACTCACAACAGAAAGGACAACCCCAGCAAACACAATCTTCGGGACCCCACTCCAAAACATCAGCATTGACGACCTCCAAGGAGACCAAGCAGTCGCCGAAGGACAACCAGAAGGGGTTCCGCAACAAGTTCAAGGAAATCCAGAAGAAACGCAAGAAAACGTTGCTCCCAGTAGTGGTAGCGAAAGCCTCAGGGACCTCTGGCAAAACTACGTACAAACAATCGCACCAGACACAGAATCTTAGAGAAAATCCTAACGATACATTTGTATTAGTAGACTTCATACCATTAGATTGGGGGAGTTCAGGTGCATCAGAGTTTGATGGTGACACAGCTATTACAGCCCTACGTAAGATCAGAAAAGAGAGACCTCATCTCAAGGATTGTACGCAAGGCTTAATACATTCACATCATACAATGGGTGCATTCTTCTCTAATACAGATGAAACTGAGTTACTCGATAGAGCACATACTGATGGACTAACAATGTCATTAGTAGTCGCTTCTTCGGCTACTCCATTTGCATTCGCAATATCATACAAAGATCAATTTGGTATCAAGCACTTAATAGAAACTAAAAAGATAACAGTGCAATACCCCATTGAGAAGATACTCACAGGTTGGCAGAAAGAATGGAAAGAATGTAAGAAAACCAAGAAGACTTGGAAATCTTACACTCCAAACTATCAGAACAACTACAAAAATAAAGGCAAATGGATTCCACCTCACAGAGATAAAGATGGAGTATGGGTGAATGGAGGATACGAAAATGACCAAAAGAAAAAAGACAAACAAGTCGTATTTGGCTTTCACCCAGACAACGACAGATTCACAAATGACCTCAGAAACGACGATCCAGATGATTGGGACATGTATAATGGAAAATTCGCATCGGATGGCAGCTTCAATAGCGATTCTATTGTTAGTTGGGATGAGGGATTTCAAAGTAATTATATTATCCCTTTTTATGACGATTATATTGCAGATGTTTTTACCGACAAAGAGTTCTTCATAATGAAGAAACATGTAGGTTTTAATACTACACTGGAAGAATATAATGCATTAATCGTGAAACTGGATAAGGGGTTACTCAAATGAGCAACAGGTTCTTAAGAAACAAAGACCTCATTACTCAAGATAAACTAGATGAAATAACTATAATCGGAGCAGGTGGTATAGGTTCAGCCCTATGCCACCAAAGCTCTATCATGGGATTCCCTAAGTTTATCATATGGGATGATGACAAAATAGAAGAGCACAACAGATCAAGTACAATGTATAAGGCTTCATCTGTTGGTACAACAAAAGTAGACGAAGCAGAAACAGTTATCAAAATGTATTCTCCTGATGCGGAAGTAGTCAAGGAGAACAGGAAATGGCAACCAGAACACCCATTAGGGAATAAAGTTTTCATTTGCACTGATAACATGGAAATACGTAAATTTATCTATGAATCATGGATCGGAAAGCCTGAACTTGAAAGGGCTAACGGGTTCCTGATTGATATGCGAATGAGTGCTCTCACAATGGAAATACTTGCAGTAACGAATGATCATGATAACTTTATGGCACACTGGCAACCATCTGACCAAATAGATGATGACCCTTGTACTATGAAGTATACTATATTCAATACTGGGATAGTAGCTGGAATGGGACTCACATTAGCATACCAGATAATAGAGGGGTTAATTTACTATGGATACACATGGATAAATCTGGCTCCTTTCGATACTAATTACTTAGAAAGGATCAATATTGTTAGTAAGGAAAATCGAAAATAACTGGGAACAGGGCTTCCCCGGTGGTATGACAGTTTATATCATTGGACAGCCCAAGACCAGAAAGACAAGTCAAGCAAGCAAGTGGAGCAACAAAGGGACTGAAGGAGTCATCTTATTGGACACAGAGGGTGGAGCAGAATTTGCAGAAGGGGCTAACGTCGTTTCTGTTACTTCTTTGAACCCTCCAATGAGACCTTTGATGTTAGGAGGCAAACAAAAGATAAATGATGATATGTCGAAAGCTTTTGAGGTTATACCACCACTGGAACGAGGGTATTACCACCCTACAGGACCAGATAAGGGTAAACCAATGGAGACCTATTCTCTGATAGAAGCCTATAAATGGTTGAATAAAGAATGGGATTCACTACCATACGATACAATTGTTATTGATACAATTGATATTGTTAATGGATGGATAGAAGACATAGTACTGAAAGAGCTAGAAATAGACACAATGGGACAAGGAGGCTGGGGAGCCGACTGGGGTTTAGCAAGAAGGAAAAACCTTGACACTATTGGACGATTCCAAAAGTTAGTCAAGAAGAAGAGTGCTACTCTCGTCATTATATCCCACAGCAAAACATCGAGTGTCGTTGATGCTAAGGTGCAATTAACACCTGACCTTCCACGAGGACTTGGATATGCATTGGCAGGAAAAGCTGAGTTAATCGGTTTAGCTTTCTTTGAGAAAGCAGGGATTGACCCAATGATGTCATTCAAAGCATATGATGAAAGAGTTGTTGGTAGTAGACTAAGGCCATTGGCACAAAAGACACTACCTTTCGATTATGAAGCGATACAGAAAGAACTGTTAAATTACAAGGAACAACAATGAGTGAAATCTTTAGACCGACAAAGGCTGGGGGTGGAAACTACCTTGGCATTCAAAAGATAGGGATTGTAGACATAAAAGACAGAAACGAAGAGATGGACTGGGCAGATATCTTCTTAGAGATAACTGTAAACAGTGAACACAGTAAATACAATGATAAGATAGTTATATCAGGAGAACTTAATAAAGATGCAGATGGAAACCTTGCACCTAGTCCTGTATTAGCTAGATTATATGGGTTTATAGACGGTGCTGGATTAGCATTTGGATTGGATGTAAAAGGTAACTGGGTAGACAGTAATGGAGAAGCCATACCTAACATTCAAAACTATCTTTACACTGCATTATGCAATGTAGATGATGATGGTAAACCAGAAAAACACCCATACGTTGCTTATTTCTATAAGAAATGGAGCAAGGGACGTAAAAGAGCATTTACTGAGGTGCACACACATATCTTTGCAGATACAGCTGAGGGTCATGCTAAGTTAGCAGACAGAATTAAGTACCTAAAGTCACAGGGATATCTGATAGAACATGTACCAACCGTCAAAGACGCACCAAGTCAAACACAAAGTGATCCTGATTCATTTTGATGTACCTAGAAGTTGCAGAAGGGACTCCTTTTAACCGAGGGGTCCCTCTCACTAAACCAGAGATGATCGAAAAGTTGAATCCATTAGTACCTTTATATAGAAGTACCTATCTATATGATGAAGAAGGTAGGGATTGGATGTTAAAGAATAAATCTGTTAAAGGTTACTTTGGCATGAGATACATAGATCATATAATACTAGATATAGACAAAGAGAAGAATACTGATATACTCACATTGAATAAAGCTCGTGCCATAGTTATGGAACTACTGGATAGTGACGTAGACAAGAATGATATTGGAGTATATTTTAGTGGTACTGGTTATCACATACAATTAAGTAACAAGCTCTTTGGCTTCAAAGGATCAAAGGATTTACCATTTCAAGTAAAGAATAGTATTAAGAAGGCATTCCCAAGTGCTGATATTAGTATACTTATGCGAAGTGGTATCTACAGGGTACAATACACAATCAACCAGAAAACAGGACTTCATAAGATACCTTTAGAGATGTCTACATTTCTTTATGGGCAAGTTAAAGATATATTTGAATCTGCTAAAACAATAACAGAGAAGAATAATTGGGCTTTTGCTTTAGATGGCAATGGAGAACTTAAACATCTGGTAGACTTTGAAGTACCACAAATAAGAGAGATATCTAAGAAAGTTGTAGAACCATATAAAATAGTACCATGCATACAAGCTATGTTAAATCGTGGACCCAAAGAAGGGACAAGGCACAATGTATTACTACGTGTTGCGAGTCATTTCAGGAGACATGGTATCCCATCAGATTATTGTAAAGTTGCTCTATTACACTGGAATAACAACAACTTAGAAGAAGAAGAAATACTAAAACAAGTAGAAAGTGTGTACAATGGTGGCTATCAATACAGTTGTATAGATAAGCTTATGACTGCACATTGTCAGACAAGTTGCATGTATTTTAAAAGGAAAGATTATACTATAGACGTAATGAACTCAGATGAACTACAGAAAGCATTAGTCGCCAGATTTACAGGTAACTTTGATGGTAGAACTATAGACCTGAGTAAACTGTATGGTCTGACTGGTAAAGATGTAGTAATATATCCGGGTGAGTTAGTAACTATATTTGGACCTACTGGTGCAAGTAAAACAACCGTAGCTCAGAACATAGCTCTAGGCTATAATGCAAGTACTGATACTATAGACCAAAATGCGACTATGTCTACGCTGTACCTATCCTTAGAGCTCTCAGGATGGTACATGCACAGGAGGAACCTACAGATAGTAAGTGGTACCTCTAAGGAACAGATACAGAATAACTACGAAGCAGTATTCGAAGAATACAAAGATAGAGTAAGTCATATTAATATACAGACTGTTGCTCCTTTAATACCACAAATACAAGACAAGATAAGAGAGTTGAATCCAAGTCTAGTTATAGTAGATTATATAGACCTTGTAGAGACTCCCAAAACAGCAAGAGGTGAATACGAACAGATAAAGTATATAAGTCATGAGCTATCAAAGATAGCAGTAGCAATGGACATTATCATTATACAATTAACACAGATATCCAGAAACTACAGTAGAGAGCAAGTAATAGACTTATATGCAGGTAAAGGTAGTGGTGCTATAGAAAACGCATCACGTAAGGTACTCGGACTTAATGGACGAGCCGATAGTATTCACAAGACAATGGAACTACTTAAAAACACCGATGGTGATTTATTTGAGACAAAGCTCCGATGGACTCCATCATTTAGAATGATAAAGGAGTAAGATGACAACAAAAGAACAAATAAACGAAATCATTGATTTAGAAAATGATCTATTGTTAGAACCAGATGATCCAGAGATTCAATCAGATTTAGATGTAGCTCGAAAGAGACTCGCTATAAAGGTTGATAACGTGGACAACTTTGTGATGACAATAAACGAAGAAATAGCCGTAATGACAGCACAGTTAGACGTGCACAAAAAAGAAGTTGAACGTATGAGAAACAGATTAAAATCTATAAACAAGACGAAATCATATTTTGATGAAGTCCTGTTACCAATGGCTATAAATACTATCGGAACAGATGGTATTCTACAAACGAAGACGGCACGATATAAGATTTATGAAACATTTGGTAAAACCCATGTAGACCCTGACGTATTAGAGGATATCTACTGGCGAACAAAGACAACCAAAGAACCAAATGTTAGCATGTTAAGAAAGATATGTATAAAGAATTACGCAGAAAAGAAGGACTTCCCTAAAGGAGTCAAGATGTATCGTTTACAAAAAGTGCGTAGATCATGATATTTAAATTTGAGAAACTAGACAATGGCGTAGTAATTACATTGTTTCAGTTATTTCAATTCAGTATAGCATGGCCTATAGAAGCAGACCCTCAATGTGCCTTATCAATAGGCTTTGTAGGTCTCAGATTAGAAGTACGTATAGATGGAAACGATTACAAATAATTAACCACAAGGGTTGGGTGTACTTTTTATGACATACACAGCTACGCTGTCCTTCATAATCTCCACTCAACCCTTAACTTACAAGGAGTACATTATGTTAAGTGTAACAGTAAACGAGATCATAAAAGAACCCGAAGACCACATAAAAAAAGGCCAAATAGTAAGGTCAAAGCATAGTAAAGATAAAACTATCATTCTTATTACGGATGTTCCTAGGGGAACACATTTTGAAGGGGTCGTGGTTTCTAATGGTCAATGGGGAATAGGATATTATAGTAAAACATGGTTAAAGAGCTATTTTTACCCATACAATGGCACAATAGTATTCGACTCTAATATCTGATGAAACCCAAGAAGCGACGTATCAGATTTAGTCAAACTAATATACTGCGATTAAAGTGGATGTACTGCTATATCTGTGGTGAAGAAGTAAAGGTCGCAGGAGAGACATACAATGTTCGTTGTGGTACATGTACAGCAATGCTGACATATGATGACCATGAAATACTAAAAGAAAAGAACCTTAAACTAATAAAACAATACAACTTAAATAGGGGTAAAGATGGAACAGAAACTAATTGAAGCTTATGAAAGCTTATTAACAAATCTTACTACAATACAAGATTTTGTAATAGAAGAAACACCAATAGTACTACAACAAGTACTTGCTTGGGAATTCGCAGTAAACTTAATATGGTTTATCATTGGATTAGTATTACTTATTACTGTTATAGTAGTAATTGTGACACTAATGAAACAAGCAATCAAAGAAAATAACGATGAAGCTCCACTTATTATACTAATTTTAGGTATATTCGTTGGACTATTTCCATTAATTATAGTAATATCAGCAATTGATTGGTTAAAAATACTAATAGCACCAAAGATATTCTTAATAGAATACTTATCAAACTTAATAACAGGTTAGGAGACCTATGAGAACAATCGGAACGATATTAATGTTAATCAGCATGGTATTCTTTGGACTATTTGTTCAATTCGCACACGCATTTGTAAATTCACCAGTGACGTATGAACATGGATATGGTGCAGGTATGTTTTTCATACCAGTAGTAATTATATCTGTTGGACTTACTATATTTCTAAATGCCCCAAAAAACAAAACTAACTCTAGAGGTAATTGGTAATGACACGATACAAAGTGGGGGATAACGTAAGATTCAGTTATCTTAAGCAAGCCTCAAGAGTAGGAAAAATAGTACATAAATACGATAATATTAAACTTCAACACTGGCATATACAACAAGATAATACAGGTGACACATTCTGTTGTATAGAAGATGAAATGACTTTAACACCACAGTTTAAAGTTGGTGACAAAGTAAGGATAATAGCACGTAATCATAATCATAGGTTTGATATAGGGCTAGTAGTAGAAATAAAGAGAATTGGTGATGTAATAAAAAGAAGCTATTTCTGTGAAGGATTGTATAAAGATAACATTACCAATCATCCTAGGCTTATAACTTTCTATGTATACTATAATGACATCGAACACATAACAGAGGAAACTCAAATGACAAAATCAGACTTAAGAGATGGCATGATAATCAAGTATGCTAATGGAACAGTAAGAGAAGTCAAAGGTAAC